GGTTGCGGCAGACCTTCAATGCCGAGCACGAACTTGCCGTCCTTCTCGGTGTAAAGAGCGCGCACGGTGTCATCCACCCCTTCCAGAGTGTCCAGCTGATATTTCAAACCCATTTTCTTGTCTCCCAGAGACGTTGGTGCAGGCCCTGCCTGCTATTTGATGCCCGCCCGCTCGAACGCCAAAGGCTCAAGAGCCTTCATCTGCACAAGGGTCAGAGGTGAAAAGTTGCGATCAAGCTGCAGCTCGGAGAACCGTTCGATGCTCAGGCCGCCTTCGCGGAAGAGCTTGGCGCGGACCGGGCCGATGGCCTTGTCCTGGAACGCTGCCGGCTGCTGCTTGAGCCATTCGTAATACGACTGGTCTGCCCTGACCTGCTGCGGCCCGCTATCGCCAATGGATGCGCGGGTCGCGCCCTCGGAAAACAAGGCGCTAAAGCGAGTGATGGCAACAATTGTGGATCTGCACTGAATGTGCAAAGGAGGCCGTGGTCCCTCGGTCAGCTTGAAGCGCTGCTTGTCGAGCGACCGGCATTGGCTGGTCGTCTTCGTATCCAGGGTGCTGACCCACTCCACCGCCTGCACGACGTCGGAGTTTTCTTTCAGCGTCTCCATGCGCGCTTGGGTGGCAACGTGTTGCACAGCCGTCCGAACTACTGCACCGGCATTCCGGTTGGTCGTGGCTAGGATGCCGTCGTTGTACTGGAGCGCCTTGGTGCCGCGGATGTTCTTGATGATCTGGAAGTTGGTCTGGCCTTCGAAGAAGCCCTGCCGGATCGCGCCTGTTAGGCGTTGTCGCTCGGTGGCGGTAAAGCCATCAATGAACGACTTGAGCAGCTTCCCACCGTCCGCGCCGCGCACGCTGAGCGGGTTGCCGAGGATGGCCGCCCTGATTGCAGTAGCGCCAGGCACTGCCGCATCAAACGAGACGCCCACCGGCGCCGCCCGGGTCAGGCTCGTCGCTTCGAACTCGGCCTCATAGTTCGCAATGTCGATCAGGTCGAGGTTCAGTTTGTCGCTGTAGCGGTTGAAGATGCCCAGCAGCAGGCTATCGACTTCGCTCAGCAATCGCTCCAGCCGAGCAACGGTGTAATCCGTCAGGTCGGTCCGAGTCAGTCGCTCACGAATCGAGCGGTCAATCTCCTTGAGGAAAGGCCCGAACTTGGCGACCTCCCCCGACTTCAACTGCTCGAGGAAAACGGCGTGGCGAATCGTGGCATCAAGGATTGCTTGGTTTGCCGCCATTCGGGATTACCTCGGTGTCGTCCAGGGCAAGCCCAGGGCTTTCTGTTTCCAGCTCGTCGCGGATCTGGTCGTCGGTCTTCTCGGGATCGATAACCCCGCGATCGCGCAGGTACTGCCAGAAGTCGCCCGCCGGCAACTTGCCGCCCTGCACTGCGTTGAACAGTGCGGAAAGGATCGTTGCGTCCAGGGTGATCTGACTGAAGTCCTGATTGAGCTTGTAGAGAGTTTCGCCCGAAGCATTCACGAACTCGGCCATCCAGACCAAGCACTGGCTGTAGGCCTCGCTGACGTTGCTGACCACCAGCGACAGGACGCTGTGTTCAGCGGCGCTGTCGTTATCGGCTTGGGTCGCGGTCTTCACCGCGCTACCTCGCTCAATCAGTCGGGCGCCGAGCGACACCATGTCCTCTTTCTTGCTGTCCATAGCCTCTTTGGCGACGGTGTTGGGCTGAGCCTGCCAGACGCCGCACGTGCCACTGACCGGAAGCAGCCAAGGCGCACGGGAGCCGAGGAAAATGCCGCCCTTCTCCATGTGGTCGCGCCACTGCTCATCGAGTCCCGCCATCCACGGTTGAGGCTGGCCCACCAGGTAGGCAGCCTCTTCGTAGTCTGCGCTGTTCCGGTAATGGCCGATGTTCACTTCGGCCATGTCGTACAGCGGTGAATCGTCGATGCTGGTGTCGTTGTTCTCGCTGCCCACGAACTGGAACGGGATGACTCGCCAAGGCTGACCAACGCCATTCAGTGGAGTGAAGGGTGCGATGATCATTGCCGTTTCGCTGGAGCCCTCTTCCCACACTTCCTGCGTATATACGCCAGCGGTATCCAGGCGCAGCACTCGAAACTGAACAACCTGTTCGCTGCCAAACCCGTCATCGGTGTCGACATCGACCGTCTCGCGCAGCACGACCAGGCTCAACAGATGCTGGCCGCCGACTTGGCGAGTTTTCCAGTTGATGATCGCCTCGGCCGGATAGCTGGCGATGTTCGCCCGGGCCCGACCTGCTTGTTCGTCTGCCTTGCTCACCGAGCCGGCCACAACAGCCGCGTAATCCACCAGTAGCCCATGACGGCCGACTTCGAGCAGATGCCCGATGACCGACTGCGATTGCTGGTAGATGCTCACGCCCTGCCCGTCGATGTCCTTCGACACGTAGTTGAGGGCGCCGGGAACAGTCAGCGTTGGCCAGGTCCGGAACACCGCCCCCACCAGGCTGTGCTTCGTCCGGCCCGTTGCGTTGTAGAACACGGCACGCTTCTTGTACGCGTCGTAGCGATCCTTGTTGTCCTTGCTGGTGTCCGAAGCATTCGGTCGAGGTAGGTACTGATCACCGGCAGCCTTAATGGTTTCCGAGCCTTTGCAGACGTCGCGCACCAAACGCCAGCGGTACCGCGCCGCTGTGTACTCAGGGCGAGTAAAAGTGACGTCCGTCATCGGGCGACTCCCATTTTCATTGTGGTGACCGGTTTAATGATCGGGTACTCGCGATGGATGAAGTAACCGCCGCCGTCGTTGGCGTGGTCGTTACCCTGGCTTTTGTCTGGCTCGCCGTTGGGCGCCCAGATCTGCTGCTCAAGGCCGTCGGCATAGGTCGGACAAGTGAACGGGTTGACCAGGTATCGCCGTTCGCCCTGCGCATTGCAGAACATGGCGTTCATGGCGTTGATCCGGTCCTTCACTGGCGGGTTGGCAGCAGGCGCAATGACTGCGAAGCCTGCCTGTTTGAGCATGGCGATATCGGTGACGCTGGCATTGACCGACTTGCGCGAATCACCGGAGGCGTCCGGATAAACCCGGATTTCGCAGGTCTTCTCAAAGTCGTTGCCGTTGTGGCGCCAGTAGCGTTCCTTGATGCGACGGATCATGTCCGGCGTGTCGTAGCCATCCATCAGCTCATCGACCGCGCGGGGAAGACCCTGCTCCCGCTTGACGTGCGTGATCGCCGCCATCTTGCCGACGTTGAAGTCCATACCGATGAACAGCGGTTCGCCAGGCTGCACGGTGTCGAAGCACTGATTTAGCTTGCGGTCGTAAGCGTGGTAGATCGATCCAGACGTCAGGTTGACGAACTGGCCGTTGAGGTAAGCGCGGATCAGCTGCTCGGGGTACGACTCCATCAGCGATGGGATGTAGTCGTCGGGCAAATTGAGCTCGTTGTCGAACGTGCTGGCCTGGACCAAGCCGTACAGAGCAGCCGTCGCCGGCCGATCCCGCACCTGCTTAACGAATTGCTGGTAGACAAACTTGAAGCCTTCCGGCGTTGTGGTTACGTCTACCCCATTGCGAAGACCGTCGGCCTTGTAGCGCATCCGGGCAATAATCTTGCGCCAGGCCTGCTGCGCCTTGACTGCGCTCAGCACGTCCAACTCATCGACCAGTGCGTGACCGATCTTGAAGCCGACGATAGTCTGCGGTTTTTCCATCGACCGGCATATCACCGTGCCGCGGTATTGCCTGCCGCTGTAGACGTGGACCTCATGGTTCGACTGATTGATCTCGGTGCGAAGCCCCCAGTCGTGCGCCACCTCTTCCATGGTCGGATAGAAGATGTCGCGGATCTGAGCATAAGTCGGAGCGAAGTAGCCGGCGTTGATGCGCGGCCACTCCCAAAAATGTTTGCTAATAGCCGAGCATCCTACCCAGGTTTTACCCGAGCCGAAGCCAGCTACGAACCCTCGGAACTTGTGAGGCAGTGCCAGAAACTGCGATTGAGGGACGTTAAGGCTCGGCATTTGGGCGCCTCGCGTCTGTCACGACCACCTCGATGCGTTGCGGCGCTGGGCCTTCATCTTCGCCATTCAGTTCACGGCGCAGTTTCTCGTTGGTGAGGCGGCGCGTCTCAAGGTCTTGGTCCGCTCCAGGCTCTCAACGCGAGCAGTGAGCCGGTCGATCAATCCTGAGTAGTCGCGCACCTTGCTGGTGGTCGTCCTCTCGCCGTCTTCGAGCTTCTCCGAATCGATCTCCAGTTCATTGCCGAACTCGTTCTCACGACCCAGTGCCCGCATCAGACGGATACGCGTCAGGCGCAGCTCATCGTCCACACGACCCAGCTCAATGCTGGCGAGTATGTCGTTCTCTTCGTCGGTCAGGAACTGGCTGTAGATAGAGCCAGGCTTCGCGGCGTTCTTGTTGCCCCTTTGTTCTTTGGGGCCTGAACTCTTGCCGCCATGTAGCTTGCAGCGAGAGGAACCCGGTATTGCGTGACGCTTACATGGTTCCCCGTTGCCGCGCTTGGATGCGCCGCATAGGGCCATAGTCAGCCTCATTCATGGGGTTGGTTTTCGCAGAACGATTCATTCAATGCATTCAAACGTCATTCAATGATTCATTCGATATCGAGCAGCACATCAATCAGCTTTTGCTCACCCAGGCGCATGGCACCCAAGCACTGCAGGTCGTCGCACTTAGGCCCCAGCCCGAACACAGTGACCTCGCCTTTTGGTCCGATCAGGGTTAAGGCACCAACAGTACAGTCCGGATGCACGCCGGCATCGAGGTCATCAGCAATCTTGCGGAGTGTCTTGGCGGCGTCGCGCCAGCCCTCACGCTTGAAATCAATAAGCTTGGCGGTCATGCCGTCACCTGCTGTAGCCACTCTTCAATAATTCGGCGCAGTACCGGTTCCGAGAGGATAGCTGAGGGCCTTTCGCCGGCTATCACCGAACGAACCAGCGCGTGAGGGATGACATGGGCACCGTCACTGGCTGCCACCATCAGATGCGGGCGCTGGTCTGCTATGTCGTGAATGTCTGCGGCCATCAGCTCACCATAATCGCGGTTTGTGAATGAGCCTGGCCGTGTAGCAACGCAACGACCAGGCCCTGCGGCATTCCGGAAGCCTTGGCGTCATCGATCGCCTTGCGCAGGCTCTCATCCATCTCGTTGATCGCTTTCACGATCGCTGGACTCAGCGGTAATGCGTGATGCAGGCGAGTGACGTTGTTTGCGCCTCCACTGGTTGGGCCGGCGTCGAGGCAACGCACACAGCGACCGCAACCAGTCCCCAGTTTCATGCTGCCCCGACAGGTTGGCTCCGTGTATCCCTGACTCATGACTTTCTCCTTTTAATGTCGCGACACAATTTGCTGATTCGCGAAACGTGTCGCGAACTACTTGATGTTCTGGGCGGCCGTGTATGCCGCCTCACACGCAAAGCCAGCTATTCGACTTCGATCAAGCGCTTCTGCCAGGCTTCCCGCTCTTTCGTCAGCGCTTCTACGCAGGTCGGCGAGCAGAACGGTAAGGTCGGCTCTTGCCTTGCCTCCGCTGGCAACCTCGGCAATACAGGACTTTCGGGCGGCAATGAAGTCGGTGATTTGCTGCTGCAAGCTGCGAGCCCGGCTATCAGCAATAGCAACGGCAGCCGTAACGTGTTCAGTCTTGACTTTCGCATCGTCGGAGACTCGGTTGATGTCATCAGTGATTTGGCGTTGCAGGCGCAGCGTGTTGCCGAGCGACGTCACCCGAGCGTTGGCCGTGTCGCGCTCGGCCGCTACGAGCGCGCGGTCAGCCTTCACGCTATCCAGCCGCCACGAGAGGTAGCCGATGGATACCAGCGCAGCGAGGACGACCCACACCCACGTCGGGACCATCCGAAGAAGAGTCACGGGGTCCTTCTCTCTGATGCCTTGTCCGCCTTCTCGCAGGCCATGCAGTGCTCGCAGTTCAGCGTCCGGCAAAGCCAGGCTTTCACCGGCTGCCAGTACGTGACCATGAAGATGTGGCGGGCGCCGGCCAGAGCCAGGGATACATGCAGCGTCAGTCCGGCGGTGGTCGGGCCGAAGAAGATGTTTTGGCTCCGAACCATCACCACAAAACCGCTAATGGCGATCGTCGAGTAGATCAGCTTCCCGAGGATGCCGTCTCTCACCTTCCCGCTCAGTACGCACCAGGTGGCCCACAGTGAAATCAGGCCAACCGCGATGGAGTTGATCAATTCGTAGTTCATGGTGGGTTGCCTCCCCCGAACCGCTGGCGGATGAATGCCCAGAGGTCAGCGGCTTTGATGGCGCGGGTGATCGCAGCAATCAGCGATCCGCCGAAGGTGCCGAGCAAGAAACCGATACCGGCGACACTCCGAGGCTCGACAACGCCTAGATAGGTGCTGACCAGTCCCGTCAGGTAGTGGGCACACGCGGCGCCGGAGAAAATGAAGATCGCCCAGGCCTTTCGATCTACCAAGTCGTCCTTGTGCCAGAAGCTCGCAGCAACAGCTCCAAGCAGGCCGGCTACAAACCACGAATCCAACCTGTCGAGCAGGCGATATAGAAACTCCATGCGCTCGACTCCGTTGGCATGTTGACTTCGTGCGAAGTGTAATTAATAGGCTTTCCAGCCTGCGTTTAGTATCTTCGGAAATAACGATTGATGAGTGTAAAAGGCAGAGAACCCATGGATGCACTGGAAATATGGAAGTCGATTTCAAGCCACCTTCCCGACGCAAACACCATCGCTGCACTGGCCGGTGCGATGTCCGCAATAGCCGCATTTCGAGCCATAAGGCGCAATGACAAAAATCACGCGTACGCTATCGCGAGCGTAGAAAAAGCCAGAGAGACCGAGCGACTGATATTGGCTGCACGAACTGAAAACGAAAGGCTTTTAAACTTCGCTGTAACCACACTGGAGCGAGCATATCTTGCGTTAAGAGGCCCTGATTCTTCAGCCTCAATCCCTCCACGAGATCGAGTGAACTGGTTAACGTCGGCTCGACTCATTGAGGAATACCGCGCAACCAAGGGCGAGATAAAGGACCCTCAACTTTATAAAGAGTGCGAAAGCCATGAAGAACACTGGAGGCATCAGTTCTATTTACTGGTAAAACCACTCGCAACAGGCCATCCAGATTATTTCAGTTCTGGGTCTGCCGACGAAACTATCCAATCAGTTTCTGCAGTAATTGTTCACTCATTCGCAGACTGGCCGGACGGGAAGCAGGACCCACTGTCAGCCTATGGCTCGATAGATACTGCGACATCTCGGTTCGGCATTGGCCCGCGGTGGTTCAATCTACGAAACAATCTCCGCGATTTTTAGAATAAAAAACCCGGCTCAATGGCCGGGTTCAGGTATTCGTGTGCGTGTTGCGTGAATTGCGCACTATGGGAAAAGTACGCGCAACTCCCCGTCATGTCAATATGTTTATGCCGCCTCCTCTTCTTTTTCCGCGTGTATCACCTGCCACACTGGCTGTTGCGCCTGAATATCCACTTCCTTTATGACTTCTTTCAGGGATTCCCACAGTTCGAGCCAGTCGCGCGTCCAGTTCTTCGGATCGATTGTCACGCCGAAGAAGGTCTTCATCTCGGCAGCGACCCGGGCCGGCCCCCACTCTGCGGCCCCGACCACTTCCCCCTTGTACGATTGCAGAGCCAGGGTCACCAGGTACTGCGCTTTCACACGCTTTGCCGAAGTAAGGTCTGGCAACTTGGCGTGGGCGGTGATCAGCAGCACAGCGTTCATGACGTGGCGCATGGTCATTGCCGGGTGGTAGAGGTAATGCCCAAACTGCTGCACCTGGAACGGAAGCGTGTCGATGGCACGCAAGACCTTACCGATGGTGGCCAGGTGCGCGGCGCGGGCGGTGGATCGGCCAATCGGCATACGGCGCGTCTCGCTGATGCTGATCTTCTGCCGAACAATCTGAATGCGCTCTTCCTTGTCATCGCCCAGGGCGGCAAACACGGCCTCATGGCGGCGCATGCGGTTGCCGGCCTTCGCCGGTGCCGATTCCGCCTTGTCGATTGCCACAGCGCTGATCGACGCGTTCGATTCGTGCTGCGACTCAGTCCATACCTGTCTTGCGTTGATCAGCTTCATGCTGCTTCCCTCTTCAGTTCTTTGGTCTTCGCCAGGTAATCGGCCTTGATGGTTTTCAGGTCTTCAATGGTGTAGCGCTTCGGTTCGTGCGGTCCTTCGAGCCAATCCACCTTGTCGGCGCCGATGCGCTTCACCAGCTCGATGCGGTAGTTCACGATGTCACCCGACTTGTGCGTGTTGCAGGGCGAGCATTGCCGGTGGCAGTTCAGAGGCTCGAAGCGCAGCGCCGGATTGCTCCCCACTGTCCGGTAGTGCCCGGCGTCGTACTTCCCTTGGTGGTGCCGACCGCAGCTGATGCACGGCAGGGCCGCGTCTCGCTCACGGACCCAGGCGTTGAAAGCGGTCTGAGCCTCTTTCGTATACTGCCCCTTCGGCTTGATCCGCTCCTTGGCTGCGCGGATTTCCTTGCGACCGAGATCCGCGATCGCTTTGCGTGCCTTCTCCTGGTTCACGCTCTTGATGGCCAAGCCGCACTTCGGGCTGCACACGGCCTGGCCCAGACGTTGCGGCGGGAAGCTCATGCCGCATGCCGGGTTCTTGCACTTCTTCGGTCGGGGTTGTTTGGCGGGAAGACTCATATCCACACCGCCTTGGCTTTCTGCTGCTCATGGGAGAAGTCACCGCGCAGGGGCATCAGGTTCTTTTCGTGTTTGATAGCCCACTCAGCTCTGAAACTGCACAGCCATCCGCCGATCCCGGCCGCCGGCCTGAACTGATATTTTTTCCCAGAAGTTGGTGATTCCACTACCTCACCAGGTACTACGAATCGAATGAGCTCTGCCGTCTCGCCCATATACCCACCGGAAATCACCAGCGCCAAGTCGCCCGGTTTGAATTGATGGCTCATGCAGCCTCCTTGCTAAGCAGATCGGTGAACACCACGCCCTGGCCGGTGAAGAAGGCGGCGATGCGGTCGGTGTACGCCACGCCTTGGGCGCGGTTGAACAGGCTGGTCACTGGGAAACCATCAGGGCCGAACAGCTTGCACTCGCCCATCATGGCCAGCTTCTCCTCGTAGGGCAGATGGCGCATGACCCGGTACCACGCAGCCTGAAACCCTGAATCCTCGTTCAGCAGGATCTGCACGCCGAAGTGCAGCTTGCAGTAGCGCCGAGCGTCGGCCGCATCACCGATCTGGGTCATCTCGGCGATGCGCTTGTAGAGTGCAAACCACAATGAGTTCTGGTCGAGCGTGCGGTCCTTGCCCGGGCGCAGGGAAACCACGACGAACTTCTTGTCGCGGTACATGGTGGTCAGGCAGGTGATGGCTTCGGAGAGCTTGGCTTGGCTGTTGACGCTGATTTTATCGCTCATACCGTCACCGCCATTGTGATCAGGACGCAGAACACGCCGATGGCGAAACCGGCAAAGGTGCAAGCCAGTGTGTTTGCGGATTTAGGAATCATCAGAAACCCTCCTTGCCGCGCTGAGATTCCCACTCAAACGGAATGACGATCACCCCGCCCTCCCGCAGACGATCCGCACACCGCTCGCCGATCGCGGCCGGCAATGCCTTGGCATCAAGGTTGGAAACGATCACCGTCGGGCGCTGCTCCTCGTACCGGCCGTTGATGATTGCGAACAGCGTGGTCAGCTCGAAGTCGCTGGGCTTTTCCTTACTGACACCGATCTCATCGAGGATGAGCAGCGACGGGCTGATGAGGCTCGACAGGATCTGGCTCTCGCTGTGCTCGCTGGTCCGGTCGTAGGTGGCGCGGATCGCTTGCAGTACGGAGCCAACAGTGCGGTACACGGCCGTGGCGCTCGACCGGGACATGATCTCGTTCGCGATCGCCACGGACAGGTGCGTCTTGCCGGTGCCGGGCTTGCCCAGCAGCAACAGGCAACGGCCCGACTCGGCGATTTGCGAGAACTCGGCGGCGTACCGGCGGCAGGTGTTCAGCGCCTTGTGCTGCTCGACGGTGGTGGCCACGTAGCCCTCAAAGGTTTTACAGGCGAAGCGCTTCGGAATCAGCGCCGATCCGAGTTTTCGCTCCATTGCCATGCGAAGCATCAGCGCCTTGCTCTGGCGCTCAGACTCTTCCGTCGCTTCCTGGGCGATTCGGGAGCACTCAGGGCAACCGGTCTTCAGCTCGCGGCCGATGACCGAGAAAATCTTCTGCTCGAACTCACCGTGGGTTTCGCAATCGGCGGGCTGGATGCGAGTTCCTGGCGGAAGCTCAGGGGTCGGTTGTACTGGTTCAGAACGCATAGCTACCGTCCTCCCGCTGGATCAGTCCGTCGGTGTAGTTGCGGTCAGCGAAGCCGGTGTGACGGCTCTGCAGGGCAGTTTTGGCAGAGGGCTGTTCAGCCAGGCGCTTGGCGATCCACTCGGCCTTGAAACCCTGCCATCCAGCGGACAGTGCCTCAGTCATGGCGGTCTTCACGTCGATCCCGTGATCGGTCTTGCACTTGACCAGTTCGGTGTTCAGCGAGTCCCAGACAGTCGCGGTGGTCGCGGCGCGTTTGGTCTTGCGCAGGGACAGCCAGTCGACCAGCAGTTGCTCAGGGATAGCGTTTGGGTTGTTGGCCAGCATCTGGATTTTGCCGAACGGCTTCTTGCGCTCAGCCTTCGACGGAGCCAATTGCTCTTGGGGCGGATTAATCTCTTTCGAAGAAAGAGTTAATAGGGGTTCTTTCTTTGTATAAAGAAGGGAAGTTGCCGTTTTGGTCTCACTCGCATCAGGTCTCAGTGAGACGATTTGGGCTGAGTGAGACGTTTTGGTCTCAGTGAGATTGGCAGGTTTTTCCTCATAGAAGGACCACTCGCGAATAGGGGAAATCCCGATATCACCTCGGCTTCCCCCTACACGGAAAATGATTCGACGCTCAAGGAGATGACTGATCGCTTTCGACGTGACGTCTCGGCGCATATTGGTCTGCTTGCCGATATCGTCGGCGGTCAGGCGCTTGGTTTCGAGTTGATAGCCGATGGTCTGCCGTGCAATGGCCATGAGAACGCGCAGTTCGCGCGCTGGCAGGTCAACCGTAGCCAAA